AACTTTATTACCGCGAGCGACACCCCCGGTGTTGAAGAAATCTTCTCCACCACCAAAGAACAAATAAAATATTCTTTTGATGCTATTTCTACGACAGGTGAGCGCAGCTATCAACAACAAGATGGTTCGATTACAGCAGCCGGTGGCGTTGCTGGTGTAAAAGAGAAGATGGAATCTCTTACTGGAGTCTTGGATAGCCCTAACCAAGAACGCTTGCAGAGCACTAAAGGTATCGGAATGGGATATATTGCCAAGGCTGCTCTGCGAGCCCCTTTGCAAATAATCAAGGGGCAGGCAGAAGTAGTTGATCCCAATATTCGAATTTCTAAAAGAATTCAGCGTAAAATTAGAGAAAAAGGTCGAGACGTTCCGATTGGAGCAATCTCATTTCCTTTAAGTTGGTTTATTCCGCCAACACCTTTTGGAATTGCCTATTTAGGATTAGGGCTTGGAGGATTTGACTCTAGCTCTAGAGAAACGACGAATGCTGAGGGTGATATTGTGGAAGAAAAAACCGAAATGCAATTAGAATTAGAAAACAAGGGGGTTTCGATTAATGCTTCGAACTGCGCGAACCCCACACCCGTCTCCTCGTCCCCGGTTCTTGCCGAAATTCTGGACAGTGAACCGTTTTTTACATTATTAGAAGAACCAGAGGAATAAGAATATGTCAGGATTATCACCACGATTGCCACTAGAATTAGATTCAACTGATGGATATCGGCTTGTTAAAGATTATATTAGTATGGTCAAGCAGAACATGAAAATGCTAATTCTCACACTACCGGGAGAAAGGATGATGGACCCTGATTTTGGAGTAGGGCTACGCCAATATTTGTTTGAACTGAATTCCACATTTCCATATGGGGAAATCGAGTCCGCAATTAGAAGACAAGTAAGCCGATATCTGCCCTATATTGAAATTAGAAATATTGGCTTTACAAGCTATGATCAAAACTCTGCTATTGCTAATAATTCTGTTAGACTTAGAATAGAATATCGAATTATCCCATTAGAGGCTTTTGATGCGGTAGAGATAAGTGAAAGTGCGAGTTAAATTCATGTACCAGGGTATTTATGTATAACATCGCCAGAGGAAGCATTGAATGTCAAAAAAAACGAACCTAGTAAAATATACCAGCCGCGAGTTTGATAGTATCAAGCAAGATTTGGTAAATTACATTAAAAGATATTACCCCGACACCTTCCGAGATTTTAGTGAAGCCTCTTTTGGGTCTTTGATGGTGGATACAGTATCTTATATTGGTGATATTTTATCTTTTTACTTGGATTATCAAGCTAACGAGTCGTTCCTTCAGACGGCAGTAGAATATGACAATATTATCAAATTAGGTCGCCAGCTTGGTTATAAATTTCAAGGAAATCCCTCGGCTTATGGCGAGGCAAGCTTTTATATTTCAGTCCCCTCCAACGCAGCGGGTCTTGGACCAGACGCCAATTACATCCCCACGCTAAAGAGAGGCTCGCAGTTTACTTCCAGTAACGGCAATGTATATTTGTTGAATGAAGATGTAAATTTTGCTAACCCTAAGAACGAGATCCGCGTTTCTCGTAACGACCCCACCACCGGAACTCCAACCTTTTATGCGATCAAGGCTTATGGTGAGGTAGTGTCAGGAAAGATTATATCGGAAACGCATACTGTGGGGACTTATAAAGAGTTTTTGCGTATTACGCTTGGTTCTTTGGATGTTGCTGAGGTCCTTTCCGTTGTGGACGACGAGGGGCATGAATATTATGAAACCGAGTTCCTATCCCAGAATGTAATTTATAAGGCTGTGACTAATATTGTGAATAACAGCGATCAAGCTTCGGCTGTTCTTAAGCCGTTTGTTGCCGCCCGTCGTTTTGTTACAAGCCGTGCAGGTCGTAAGATGACAATCCAGTTTGGTGCGGCTTCCGACATTATCCTTCCTGAAGACTCGGTGGCAGATCCAGCTAGTGTTGTTATCCAACGTCATGGTCGAGCTTACATCACAGATGATTCTTTTGATCCCACTAAATTAGTTGCCAATGACAAGCTGGGTGTTGCCCCCTCTAACACTACTTTGTACATTAGTGCTCGTGTCAACACCACGCGAAATTCTAATTGTCAGGTTGGTCGTCTAAACCGTGTTGGTCGCTCTAACTTTGAATTCCCAGATAATTCTCTTATTGTTGGCGGCACCGCGCAACAAGTTCGTTCATCATTAGAGGTAGACAATGAGACGCCTATTACTGGCGATGTTTCCCTCCCCAACAGTCAGGAATTAAAAACTCGTATCTATGACACCTTCGCCACTCAGAACCGTGCAGTTACAAAAACAGATTATGAATCATTGGTATATCAAATGCCTTCCAAGTTTGGTGCTATAAAGCGCGTTCGTGTAGTACGAGATGACAGTTCTTTTAAAAGGAATTTGAACTTGTACACTATTTCTGAATCTTACGACGGCACCCTTACTGCAACTAACGCTATTGTAAAAGAAAATATTAAAACATGGTTGCAGAAAAGTCGAATGTTAAATGATACTGTAGACATCCTCGATGCTAAAGTTATAAATTTGGCTATTGATTTCGAAGCAGTTGGAGAAATTGACAAAAACAGATTTGATATTTTAGTTGCAGCAAAGGCAAGATTGAAGGAACACTTTTCCAATTACCCAGAAATTGGCGAACCGTTCTTTATAACAGACATCTACTCCAAACTTAAAATGGTAGATGGGTTGCTCGACGTTACTAGCGTCAAGGTATATCAGAAAACCGGAGCAAACTATTCCGACATTCGCTTTAATCTAGACGAAGCTACTTCGCCGGACGGACGCTATATTTCAATGCCAAAGAATGTAATATATGAAATAAAGTTCCTTGACGCAGATATCAATGGAGTTATCAAATAATGAGTATTAAGAAATATATCGCAGATGCGGACACTACCATCACAGATGCATTCAAGGCTAATCTCACCACCCGAGCCTCGGGTTCTAATATGGGGCTTTCTGATGCCGTAGAAATTTTCTCCATCTATGGGCAAACTTTTAGTGCTGGGGCTCCTCCCGTTGGTTCCGTAGAGAAATGTCGCTTTTTGATGAAATTCCCAGTATCCACTATTATTGCCGACCGCGCCGCTGGAAACATCCCTGGGTCTGGTGGCGTCAGCTTTATGTTAAATGTGTACAATGCGGTTACTCCTCACACGCTACCTAAAGACTTTGTAGTTAATATTTACGCAGTTAGCGCCGAATGGACTGAAGGGGATGGGCTTGACATGGAAGACTATTCCGACCCCGGCGCAGGAGCAACAACGGGCGCAGGAGCCACTTGGTCATATCGCAGTCGTGGGAATGCTTGGGTGACTGAAGGTGGTGATTACCATACCGCCCTTGCCGATCCTAAATATACAGCAACTTTCCCTTCAGGTTCCGAAAATCTTTCCGTTGATATAACCGCCTTAGTCGAAGAGTGGATTCTCGGCTCCGGTGGAGGAGGAAAAGACAACTATGGTATCGGGGTCATGCTTAGCGGCTCCTTTGAAGACGGCACCAACCTAAGATCATATTATGATAAGAAATTCTTTGCCCGCGGCACCGAGTTCTTTTTCAAGAAGCCTAGCATTGAAGCAAGGTGGGATGCCACAGAGTTTGATGATCGTGGAAATTTTTATGCTGCGAGTCCAATGCTTATTGATGCGGACAACACAAATCGCATTTATTTAAAATCGTATGTTGATGGCTCTCTAAAAGATATTCTCAACAACCCGGCGCTTTTGCCAACTTTGAAAATTTATAGTGATGGGACCAAGACGACACCTTTGGCAACTTGGTCAACTGGCGTCCGTGTTGCTGCTGGTAATTATTATGTCACGGGGACTCTTGACACAGAAAGAACTTCAATCTATGTAGAGTGGGTAAACAGCGCAGATGAGACAATGATATGGCATACCGAGACTATTGAGGTCCATCACAGAGCTGACAATCAAGATAATACCGTGCCGGAGTACGTCACCGCTGTTTCAAATTTAAAAGCCTCTTACGGGGTTACAGAGACAGCAAGGTTCCGGCTTTACACTAGATTAAAAGATTGGAGCCCAACTATTTATACTGTAGCAGTTGCAGACCCAGAGGTGCAAATTATCGAGGAGGCATACTACAAAATATTTAGAGTGGTTGATGGTTTCACGATTATAGATTACAGTGCCTATGATACAACTGAGCCATTCTCAACGAGACTGTCTTATGACGTTTCGGGAAGCTATTTTGATTTTGACATGACCTTGTTAGAGCCTGGGTATATGTATGGAATGAAATTTTTATATAAAATAAAGGGCGAGTACAAAGAGCAACCTGACATTTTTAAGTTCCGAGTAGAAGAAAAAATAGAGTAGAGAAATAATGGGTATCAAAGACCTTTTTGGGAAAAAAACAAATCAGATTTTAACAAAGCAGCAAGTCGACAAACTCCTTGAAGAAGTCGAGTCGGATGCCTATGTTGTTTCAGAGAGTATTTCGAGGGAGAAATTTATCCCACGAGTAGACTTATCGAATCCGGCTACTTTTGCACGCTACGGACTAGCTGAAAAATATTATTCAGACTCTATCAAGTCTATTTACACCACTTATCCTTATGACGGTTCCGCCACTGAAAAGATCAAATGGTCGAATGAAGCCTCGGTTTTAGATCGGTATATTTTAGATAACAGCTATCCTCGCACCACGGGCTATATTACACTTAATACAGCCACCGCCGTTTCATCTACAATTACTGTACTTCCTAATGATTTTCTTCTTATGGCATCACCCCAGTATGTCACTTTCAAAGGTGGTCCACATCGAGACCCTTCGGTAACTGCTGGCTCTACATCCGAACTTAGTCGCCAATTCCCTGAAAAGGGCGGCGATGCAAACATTTATAACCCAACGAACGATCGATCGACTAATCTACTAGTTGATGGAAGTGTAGGAAACACTGTTGAATTGTTTACTAAGGTAGATGATTTGGCTCCTCTGGTGGCTGGCGTTGATATCTGCCTATTCGACTCTTGGAACGGGCTCGGTTTTGCTGATCCTAACTATGTTCGTTTTATTGTCGAATACAGTCGGGTTGGTGGTTTTTACATAACATATAAAAATGGTGCCGCCGGTTACGAGCGCCAGGCGATTGTCCCTACTGCGACTATTATGGGAACAAATTGGCAACACCTTGCCGTTTCTATCCTTGATTCTGGTGCGGATTCTGTAATTAGAATTTATGTTGATGGTACCTTGGACACCACAACAACTGTCGCTGGAGGCGCAATCGGGACCCCCGCCCCCGCGGCGCAAACAGGAATGTTGGGCGCTGTAGGTTCTTTCCTAGAAGCCCCCACCGCGGCAATTGCTGGCGCTGGTGTGGGAGCTGGGTATGGTGCATATGAAAATCTTTATTTCGACGAATTTCGGTTTTGGAAGACACGCCGAACCTCGCAAGAGATAGGAAGAGATTGGATCGCTCAAGTCAATGGGGGTACAAATACAGATGTTTCTAATACAGATCTGGGCGTTTATTACAAATTCAACGAAGGGATCATGGACACGGTTGCCATCAACGCCGTCGACGCAAATGTTTTAGATTATTCAGGTAGAATCTCTAATGGCTTGATCGAAAACTACGGTCTTGGTGCTCGTTCTACGGGGTCAGCCATTGATGAATTCACACCTGCTATCAAGAATACCGAGTTTAAAGATCCGATTATTTATTCTGATCATCCTGAAGTCGTAACACTCCTAGACACACTTACTGCTGAAGGTCGAATCTATGATTATAAAAACGGCACTTCGATTTATAAGTCCATCCCATCGTGGATCACTCAAGAAGAAGAAGACCGCGGCGGGGAGACTTTAAAAAATCTAATTCAAGCCCTCTCAAGCTATTTTGATAATTTGCATATGCAGATCGAAGCCCTTCCTCATATTAAGGATGTCCACTATGCTTCTTTCCAAGAGGGTGATCAGCCTTATGCCTTTGCCAAAGACCTTCTCCGATCAGCCGGTCTTATCGCTCCCGAGCTTTTTGTCGAATCGACTATTTTAGAAGAACTGGTATCCCGAGGCGAGGATGAAGTTTTTGCCCAAAAAATTAGTTTGGTCAAGAACCTAATTTATCAAAACATTTATAATAACCTTTCATATATTTATAAATCAAAAGGAACCGAGAAATCTTTTAGAAATCTCCTTCGCTGTTTTGGTGTAGATGACGAACTGGTAAAGATCAATATGTATGCTGATGGCGTTGACCATAAAATTCGGCATAATGTAAGACATACTGCTATCAAAAAGAAGTACGCGGACTTCAACAATCCAGACAGGTGGTCAGCGACGGTTCACCAGTATCATAATGCGGCTGACCCCGACACGCGCTCTTTTATCTTATGTGCAGACCCGGTAGCTACTGATGACAAAGTGGATTATCTTTCATTCACAGTAGAGGCTGAAGCAATCTTCCCCAAGAAACCTCCCGCAGAGGATCGGTATATTGCCGAGTCTACTTTTATTAGTGGCTCTTTGTTTGGTATGCACGCCGCCGACTTAGCCGCTCCCGCTACTTTGACGTGGTTCGGCGGTGACGCCAGTAATTTCCAGGTCTATGCAATGAAAGAGTCGGCTGACTCGGATAATGTATTTTTCCGGCTTACGTCTTTAGCTGGCGGTTATGGTGGTGCTCCCATCACCTTAGACTCCCCGGTTTATAAAAATGTCTATGATAATGAAAAGTGGAATTTTGCTGTTCGATTTCGCGTCTCTCCATCACAAAAAGAAACGTATCTAGTTGACGAAATTTTAGGCAGCACAGAAACTACTCCTGGCTTACCCACCCCAGATGTTTCTTATGACTTGGAATTTTATGGAGTAAATTCTACTCAAGATACCGTAGAGAACGAGTTCTCCCTTTCTACAACAGTGGCAAGTGCAGATGCGCTTCCGGCGATCCGCGCTGCTAAGCGGCTTTACTGCGGTGCTCATTTGGCGGATTTCACTGGTGCGGTTCTACAGCAATCAGATGCCAAAATCAGCTCAGTTCGTTTTTGGTTTGATTACCTTGATGATGATACCATCAAATACCACTCTTATGATGTTTCTAATAGTGGTCGCCTCCGCCCCGAGGACCCTGCATACTTTGGTCCGACGTCTTTAGATGGACCCACTCCGAATATTGAAGTACCTCAAGCCAGCACACTAGCGTTGGATTGGAACTTCGACAATGTTACAGGTTCCGACGGGGCTGGCTTGTTTGTGACCGCTGACTATTCCTCCGGTTCCGCTACGTCTGCAACGGCAGGTCCTTACGACTGGTTTTCTCTCCGTACTTCGTACCAGCACTCTGGTCAGGGAAGTTTCTTCCCGGCTTCAAGTAACAAGGTTGTTGATACCGACTATATCTCTACAGCAAAACAGGAAGTTCCTGAGGTCGCTTCAAGTAGCGATATGATCAACATATTGTCGCAAGCAGACCAGGAAATCTTTACCCGCGACACCCGACCCATAAAGTACTTTTTTGCTGCTGAGAAGAGCATGTATCAAGCCATCTCCGATGAAATTATTGATGTGTTCGCAGGCATCGCTCACTTCAACAAACTCTTAGGCGATCCAGTTACGCGCTATCGAGTAGAGAACAAACCACTAGACAAGCTTCGTCAAATCTTTTTTGAGCGCCAGATAAGCGATACCGCTACTTTAGAGAAATATGTTAAATTTTATAAGTGGATTGATTCTTCGGTAGATATTATGATAGAGCAGATCTTCCCGGCTTCCGCTAATTTCTCTGAAGAAATGCGAACGCTTATCGAGTCGCATGTTTTAGAGAGAAATAAATATCTTTCAAAGTTTCCCACGCTTGAAATGAAACAGGCTCCCATTGAGGGACAAGTATTTGGGATCAAGGAAATGCTATATGATTGGGAGCACGGTCACGCCACACTTCCGCCCTCTGGTCCTGGCTTTGGCGATGAGGATTGTTTATGGAGATTCCAGCGTGTAGAACGCTCTAACGTGCCCTATGCTATCAGTTCCGGTAATCCCATTGTCGATGCAGATCGTGAGACTTTACGCAAAGCCGCAATTCGAGAGGTCAAGGGAAACACTAAACTCGTTTGGGACGGCGCTGCATGGGTTGAGCAAGGTCCGACATTTTATGACACTGTGACTGCTGCCAGCTATGAGGGTAGCACTTATGCTGTTCGACAACTTTCTCGCCCCTATCGGTTTGGAGTGAATGAATCCAAAACTGTTCATGGCGGCGATAACTTCAACCACGGAAGAAAGCCGGTCAATGAGTTTATTAGAACAACTACTAAATTAGTGACCGCCGCTGTTCAAGGCTTGGAGATCAACGATAGCACGGCAATGCCAGGCAATCGCACTGGTAATCGCGCCGACCCTGTTTGCATTGATGCTTTTACTAGCGCCACACCCCCCGGTCCTCGGGATAAATTTGAAAATGCAAGATCGGTTGCGGTTACTGATGCTACCGTGGGCGGTTATGAAAATACCTTCAAGGGAGCCCTTGGACTTCCCTTTAACTATTATAGCACCGCTCCTAATGACTATACTAATCAAATTAGGACTAATATCCACAGTGACTCATATGGTGATGACAATGAGATTCCCATGCAGGGACCTTTTACTAATCAGTGGGTAGGTGGTAACCAGCACCGTCACGTTACCCTAACCACCACAGCACAAGATACGAACCGCCCTGAATTATATACCGAGACCACCGCGGGTCCTTACACGACCCTACGACACCCTCACAGCGTCTCTACAACGGCTTATGCTGCACGTTATACTCGTAACGAAACTGCCAAGCGTCCTTTGAACATTGCCAACATTAAAACGGTTGCTGGGGCTACTGAAGATGCAGACTCTAATGAATTACCTTACGGTAACTACACCTGGGACTATGAGATTGTTCAGACTTCCGGTCGTTCAGTTCAGAATCGCTGGTATGTTAAGAATAATGGTGTTCTGCCAATCACTACAACTTCCACTACTTCAACATATGTGACGGGGCTTTATGATTATGCTATCCCTGATCGTAGCTTGGATGCCGCTGGGGTTCAATTTGGTCCTACTGATTATGTTTTTGTGGAGCGGTTTTCTGCCCCCGGTTCTGTCGCCTCTTTAGGTGCAGGCTCACTGGACATGGAAGCGGCTGAGAAGAGCCCTTATAGCACTGTCAATTATCGTAACTTGATGGTCCGTCAACATTTAGATTTTTGGTTGTCCGACCATGCCGATCAGTTTGGTTATCGAGACACTTATATTCACGATCCGACGAGCACGGCAGTTGTTGGTGCGTGGCAAAAAAATAACCGCAACCCTTTGCGTCGCATTATTTTGAATATTGCAGGAGACGACAACCCAGCCACCCCAGGGATCTACGCTGAAAAGGCAATTTATGACAACTTCTTTGTCAAGCATCAAATCCCACGCAGCGATTGGCAATATACCTGGGTCACTGGCTCTGCATTACCAAACGGGCTCATTGATTTTGGAGACTTGTACCCACTCCCCGGCTTTACCTCATATCCCCGCTTAAGTGGTTTTGCTTCAACTTATGATAATGTGTCTTTAGATATTTCTACTAGCTTGTTATTGAGCGGTAGTCTGAATTATACTGGCGCTATAGTGAAAGATATCGACTTCGCAGGACTAAACACCCTTATTTATGATCCTACAGACTTTGATACTGGTTTGACTGGTTATGATTGCCTATACTGTTCAAATGTTTGCGATACACAGAGCCCATATTTCCTTGATGCTCCGAGCACTATCTTAGATCCAGATCTCAACACCATTTTGCTAAACCGCAATGGTCCATATCAATATCCCAGTTGGAAACAGATTCGAACAGGTGAGAGAAAATATGTAAGAAACCTAAGAAAGAAGAATATCCTCTCTGTTCAAGATCGACCATCGCAAGGACGTATTATTTTGACCGCATCGGGTCGCAGGTTTGCCCTAACAGAGCGTTTTGCTCAATCTTTCACCAACTATATTGAGCCACCTTGCGCTTGGAATCAACCAATGACGACAACTATGGTAAATGCTGCCGATACAACGGGCATTGGTGTTGCTCACACTTATAGTAACAATTTAGAAATGTTTGCTAACCCACACTTGACCAATCGACTGGAGGCGATCAAGTGCGATCGACAAGTTTATGACCGACTTTTGGATATGTACGCGCCTGAAATCCCACAAAATGCTCATGCCGCCTTCACATCTATTGCTTATGGGGAATATATTTATCCCAAACACCGCCATGTTGGGCTGCACACCGTGCGTCAACGGAATGGTTATTCCGAATCTGCCGAAAAAATTCGCAATAATCCCACCGGATATGCTTCTGTGGGTATTATTGGAAAGGCTTACATTCGCACTTTCTGGAAAAATTCCGTTGAAGACCGCAAACGTCTTGTTGGTTCCTACAATGCGCTAGGATATGCCTTCAATACTTATCAATATAATAAGCATAAGCAGTTAGATAGCGTATGGGCACTTGATGACTATACAAAATATGCCCCCGTTGACGGTGAAATGGGCTTTCCTACCTCTCTAGCATACCTACCACGTCCATCTGATGGCGGAATCGAGGTAGAATACCAAATTCTTGGTGACTTGGGGTATGTAGGTGCCCCTCGATACGAGGAATGGACTAGCGGCTATTCACGAGTTCAGACAGCGGAGGTGGTTTCAACCCCTGAACCATCATCTGCGTGGAGTTCAGCGCCAGAGTTGGTGCGGTATTTGACAGGAAGTGCTCTTTCAACTTATGTACCGCTAGCATACACACCGGATATTCTTCCCACGGAAGCAATTGATTGTATGGAAAGCTCTTTAGAGGCAAATCCATCAGTTTTCTCACTAGCTCCAGTGCCATCAGGCGTGAGTGCCCTTGAAGGGGCTGCGCTAGCAGCCGAATCAATTTTGACAGGTCTTTATGTACCGGGGTTGTCGCCTGAATCTGCTACTGATACACCTCGAACCACCTCTATCACACGCCGACTCCACGCCCAACCGCGACCATCTTTACAATATCTTTATAATCCCATTGGCACAGAGGCTCCCGAGCGCGGCTGGTCATGGAGAACGACCACAATCTCAGGAAAATCGCCATGGTATGACACTTATGGAGATTATGCACAGGATGTACGCCTTATGGGGCAAAATTATGGGGTTGTACCCGAATTTAGAATGTCTCAGCACATGGATTTCTATGTAAGAGAGAAAGCGGGCAACTTTAGAGCCAAAAATTACAATTATTTGTCGATCGAGGGCGCAGAACTCGGCAGAGAACTTAGTGGCGACACCACCATGACGATCACTAAGGTCTTTTCGCGCACTGGAAACGGCGTCTACCAGGGCACTCGATATCCCACCTCTTCTAGTGACGACGCAGGGCTTGATCTCATTCGAAATAATGCGTTTTATGATGAAAGAGACTCCCGATATCTCAAATACAAAGATTATAACCAACTTTATGTAACAGGAAGCTCCACAGCTCAGCTTAGTGACTCTGTTATGGTTGGAAAAATCTTTTCAAAGACGACAGCCGATAATAAAAACCCGCTTGAAGCTTTTTCAAACCCAATTGCCACTACATCCGCCGCCCCGAGTCCGCTTCGTGCTCCGACTACCGACTGGGTGAGGATGACTCCTTATAACGGTTGTCTGACTTCTGCTTTGCGTTTTAATTCAGGGTGTGAAGAGAGGGATTATATTGAAGGAGCAATTGAAAACTTCGGAGATCTAGGACCAATCGAGCTTTATAACCCTAACGCCATCGCCGGAGATCATGGAGACGCATTTACTGTATCTTTCTGGATTCAGCCTGAAAAAGAAGCGATGGACAACTGTGCATACATAGGTTCCGTCTCTCTTTCGGGTCGGGGTGAAGATTGGGTAGAGATCGTTGATATTGGTTCCTCAACAGATTCCATAATTCTTCATGAAGCGGATTTTACTGAAATGGGCATTTGGCTAAAGTGCCCCACTGTGACTGCTGGATTATTCAGCACAACAGAATACGAAGGCGTCGGAGGCTTGACTTTCTATATGGGAGCTTCAGGGCAGATCGCAGACCCCTCCACCGCCACTGCTACAGATAATATTTTCCACTTTATGAAAAAAACGGGTGTAGGTACTTTTATTCCCGCAATCTTACCCAGTGATCGGATGAGTCATATTACCTTACAGTATATTCCTCAACAAGCAACAGGCGCAGGGCTAAATGAACAGCCTCGCGTCATGATGTGGCTTGATGGAGAAAGACTATACGGCACTCATCCAGTAGCCCTTGCTAATGGTGACCCTTCTGCTTACACTGTTGTTGAGCCAGGACATGCTGGACCGCCAACACCGTATGCGGTGGGCACGGTTGGCGCTCGCCTAAATGATGGATGCAAACTCAATACGATAACATTAGGAAAAGGACATCTTACCAGTGATATCACTCAACGTAAGGACTATTTCAAAGGATTGATGATGGAATTTAGCCTTTGGAAAGGGATTCTTACCGAAAATAGTATTGGGCTGCTCTATGGCAAGAACACAGATGGCACTGGAGGAGGAGCCCCAACTAATCTGCTTGAGGATTTTTACAATTATCTTCTTATGTCGCAGTATTCTCTTATTGCTGATCTTAATGCTCATTATGGTTCAACGATGCCCACAATTGCGCCTACCGCATATGTGATGACAAACTATTCAATTCCTTTGAGTGCAGCGAATCCCATGTTAGCTGAATTACCCCTTTGGTGGCGCGTTGGTGTTCCGTTTGTGGAGTCCATTTCAGACTCGTCTTCAGCCTATAGCGACAGTTTCTTTGATCGTCACGCTCACACCGATATTGTGAAGTATATGGCAGAGGTCATAAAGGATCACGACGATGGAACCCCCCAGAGGCGCAAAAGGATGCGTCTGCAAGCTAACGTGATAAAGAAGCTCCTTCCATACAATGGATTTTACCCATCCCAGCGTTCTGTGCAGCTTGGATACCTTCTTAAAGAAGACTACTTTGATAATATTGCTCTAGGTAACAGCGACCCTGATGCTTTTTGGGATTCTCAACGCCTTCAGTCTTTTGTACAGCCGTTCTTTGCTCCCGGTATCTTGTATAACTCAATTAAATCAGGTATTGCTGTGGACTGGCCAGCCTTTAGCAACGAGACGGGATTAGAACCGCCTAATTATGGCGCACGCTTATATTTGTCTCGCCACGGTGAGCCTGAAGGAGAGGAACGCTATTATGGTTCGGAAGCTCCCCAATGGTACCAGCCTCGGACAGAACCTTTCAGCGATAATACCATCGATACGCCTGCTGCATTGACGCCGATGGAAAATTGCTTTACGGCACAACCTAAATTTACTAATGAAGCCTTGGGAACTAATGCAGGTTTTGTAATTTTGGATGAACCCTCCTTGCGAATTCCCTTCGAAGGATTACTATCCCCTCATAGTGTTTTTCTCAACAATTCTTCAGCGCAGGAACAAGCCTCACAAGAATTGTCTCTACGCAATATCGTTTTGGATATTGACGGCTATGATTGTGAGGGGAATAATATTGCTTTGCGAAGCCCTTATTTTGGCGCAGATGGAGTTATTGAAGAGAGAAGTTCTACCATCTCACTACGTCGTGCCCGATGGGGAGTCACCCGCGGGGTAGACGATGAGGTGGGCGATACAAATATTTTAGCTCCTTTTTATTCCGGTCCCTGGGAAACGACGACTGCCATGATCAATAAAAACTTGGCTATTGAATTATGTGATGCGATCAATAATGATCCTTCCTGTTTGTGGATTGCTCTTCGTCCCCCCGTTCCTTTAGGCGGCGGTGGTCGCGGTGGCGCACGAGAGAAAACACAAACTGACTTTATTATAGACTATCTGAATCTCGGTGCCTTCAGAATCGAACGCTCAGGTTTAGGAGAGTCGTCCGAAGCTTATACTCAGGCATTTTCACAAGCTACCCTTGATGGTCACAATGCCCCCATTACCGGCAGACAGTCTAGCGGATCTTTTAGAATAAAACTTGTATATGTTGGTCCTCCCTCTTTGACGCAATCGACCTATGATGAATTCTCAGCATCCGATGTGGAAGCAGACCCAAGAGATCTATCAGCCAACACCAAGTATAATTTACTTCGCCGTGGCGCACTGCAAGGCGGTCTCGGTGGTCTTACCCCGAAAGCAACAATTACCATCGCGCAGACCTTTAGTTCACTTGCAGGAACTTCAGGATATTTTACTGACAGCACAGGTGCTATAAAATTATACTCTTCTTTGTCCACAATCGGCGTTAAGACGGTCCAAAGTGACGGAACACTAGATACCTCCATTGATTCCCCTCTCGGCGTCCCAAGCCAGACTAGGGGGCTTTACGGGGGTATTGAGAATATAGAAGAATCAAGTGCCCTAAAGGTTGATAAAAAGCCATCTCAATTCTTCTTGATGGCACCTGAATATTACACGGGATCAGCCGCTCAAATTGCAGAGCATCGCCGCTACCCCTCTTTCTCTTTCAATGACAAGAGAGCCTCCACCCAAAATCTTTATAGTCGCGGCATTCATAACTTCCTTGCCGAGATTCCTTCCTTTTTCTTAGAAGGGGAGAAGTTAACATCATTCACATCAGCCACCGAAGATCAATTTGAAGCGATGGAGGCAGGTAAAACATATTACATGGATGTCAGCTTATACAAAACAGAAGAACTCAACACGATGATGAGCCCGCAAGGACGCCTTGACAGATCAGTGGGCTTTGCTGACGGAAAATATTTCGGTCCCGCGTTCAAATATAAAAATGCCGGTGCATATACCCACCCGCGTGAATTAATTGCAGACCCGGCACAAGCCCCGTACACACCTTCTTATTTCTACGGGAAAACAACTGCTCGTTTATCCTTCACCGCTACAGAAAGTCGCAAATATACGCTAGATGAAATTTTCGCTGGATTACACATTGAAGAAGAATCTGAAGAAGTTCGCAAATATTTCAATGAAGTAGTGCGGACTCAACGGATGGGGACTGCATCTTTAAGTCGCGCTTCTACTGACAACGTAGACGGTTGCGAACAGTCACCTGCCTATGGCGCTCGAATGCCTTTAGCCTCTTCGGTCAACCTCACCTCTAAGGGGAAAGTGAAAGATATCACTTATACTTTGGGTTCCCCTGATGCTGATACCGGAGCATTTGCGGCTTCATCCGCAACAGATTCAGGTCTTTCTAGTGTAGACACTTGGGTTATTTCAACCAAGTTTGAGAGCCCGATTCTAAATTTCAATAATAAGAAAAATAAAGACTACCTGAAGTTTAATCGCCTAAGCGAAGAACCTTTCTCTGAAGGTATTGGCATGTGGTCAGGATATGGAGAAATACCCCAAAAGAATAACGGAGTCTTTTTGGAGATTGACTACTCTTTCAAAGTCGCCCAAGGAGATCAAGAGACACTAGCTAAACTCGATAATGCGGGTTCTCTTCTTGATGTTTGTAAATTTGCCCCCTCAACACAGAAGGTGGGGAAAATTGCAGAGGAGAAAACAATATCCGAAGCCATTGTACTTGTGCCCTTCCTTGACGAAAAACAAAGCTCTGGACCGCGTACTTTTACGGTGGACGGTAAGGAAGTGTTTGCTATTGATGAAGACATTTACCGTCATCAGAAGAACAATGTTGAAAAAGGCTCACCAGCCGTAACCTCAGGGTCCTTCGGAGCCACCCAAAACATTGAAGAGACTTCGATTTCACGAATGATCAAGACGATGGGTAAATATAATTTACCCCCTACTTTGAATTTTGCTGATTATGGGGACAGCCCTTTTGTCATGTACCTTGTAGAGTTCAGCCACAAACTAGACCAGCAAGACCTGAGTGACATTTGGCAGGGCGTCTCTCCTACAATTGCCACCCGCGCCGAGCGTGAATCTCAGGAATTTATACATGACTTGAGCACTGTTGATTTCTTTGGCGGCGACGTCCCACCAGAAGATGTGCGATGGCTTGTCTTCAGAGTGAAACAAAAGGCAAAGACTAATTATTATGAATCTTATGGCAGAACAGTAAACGATAGTCGTTTTGACTTCAACTTTAATCTAGGAGAAGATGGCTCTAAGTATAGTTATAACTGGCCCTATGACTTCTTCTCACTTATCGAATTATCACAAATTGAAGGTGGTGTGGAAATTTTTGATGACGAAACATATGATGGTGTAACAAGCGTGTTTGGTCCACTTCCTAAAGCAGAAAAAGAAAGAATATATAATTCACCTATCGGGCGCTCCTCAACCGCTATAACAGCTAAGATCAAGAGTGAGCTTGAAGCCGGACAAACAAAGCCTGGAGTGACTGGTAGTGAATTTGGTGCAGATGGAGCAAACGAATAATGGCTTTTTTCAACAAAGAAGAAGAAGTACTGGACATCCAGCTTACCCCCTATGGAAAGCGCCTGCTTGCCGAAGGCAAATTCAAGCCCGCCAAGTATGCATTCTTTGATAAAGGGGTCCTTTATGATTCCACTGCCGGTGGTTTCGTCGAGATCCAGAACAACGCCCAGGATAGAATTCTAGATGATACTCCATCACTCAAAACCCAAGCAATATATTCCGGTCGTGAAGTTGCCGTGACAGAGATTCATGAAAGCGTTGACGGTGCAGTGTACGACGTCCAGCAGACCGCAGATCGTCACTATGCGCTTTCTATGGCTTTAGGGACTTCTGCCCAGACGAGTAATTATGCCCCCTCCTGGCGCGTTAAAGCCCTTCAGGGCGAGCTTAGTGGCTTCGCGCAGCATGAGACGGGTTCTCTTCCTACTCAAAAAATTCCCCAATTACAGATCGACAGTCAGTATGAAACATTTTTGCATGTTTATCCAGACGTCCACCGACCAGCACATTCCCACATCACAGATGTCGATGAAGCTGCCCATGAGCATAGCTCTTCTCCCTGCGCCACCGCCCAAGACTCTTTGATAGGAGACCAGATAATTCGTGTTTCAGGCAGTGCTCTTGTTTTGCAGATTGAAGAAGAAAACACACCCTTTTATAATGAAAACTTTGAGATGGAAATTTTTGAGGTAGAGACAGTGACTATTGCCAATATTGACACACCTGGGCTTCCGACCGCTGAGCGCCACCAAGTGGAAAAACTCAAACCCTTATCTTTCATTCGCTCCCCCGAGTTGATAAAGAATGGCATTTTACTTGATGAAAGTGAAATAGAAAAAATCCCTCCCGCTGAAATTGATATGACGTGTGTCGATTATTTTTTCAAGATATCAGTGGATAGCGAAATTAGCGAAGATCTTCTTTGTAAATTGCGAAACAACTTACGCCCACGAGACGAATATTATGTAAACGACGAGCTTCACTGTAAAGAAGGTGGCACCACCATCTCTCGCGATGTTTATGATGATGATCCCCCCCTCCCTGGAGATGAGTGCTAATGCCCCTTCCCTTAAACCAAGAAAGTCTTTTAGGGTCGCTTACCCCTGATGTCTTCATCGAGTCTGTGTCTTTGGAGACTGCGGGCAATTCCCACGATCAAGACAATCCACACATTAAAGAGATTGATAACGGTCGTGCTTTCACCGCTTCTGAATCTCTTACTATTTCCATTGATATTTCTCTTAAAGAAATGTTGGGAAATGATATGATCGGCTCCTGGCTTCAAGAGGCAGAATTTCAGAAGTACTTAAAAATAAAAATTATTCAAAGTACCGATCCTGAGATTACGAGCATTCTCTCCCGAAACCAAAACGCTATTCGTCTGGTTTCTGATGACAATAATTATTTGCAGTCTCCGCTGTTAGGGGAGATGGGGTATGTATCCGCTGCCGCCCGAAGAAGCCTGATGGCTCAACTAAGATCCGCCACTCAACGACAAGAGATTAGTATTGCTGCGGCGATGTCAAACAAAGAATCAGTAAGGCTTTTTCGCTCTTCCGTAGATCTAACCGACTCAGGTTCTCGGGTTTATAACTTTAGTTTTCGCACCCGATTTACGGTTCCTAATGAAGACCCGCAGCATCTTGCATATTTTGCCCTATCTTACATAGATTTAGCCGCTGTTCAAGCAGACTACAACCTCTCCGTGGATGTGACTTCTGCTAAAGAACAAAACGGCAAAGTATCCTCAGAGATCGTCATTGATAATTATAGAATTGTTTCTACTGCTTCTGTGTTCAAAACAGTTGAGGGGGATATCTGGGCTGGTCCGGTTCATCGAGGAATTGATAATACCTGGCTTTCGGGTACGGCATCTAATAGATCCCCGATGCTCCTTTCTAAACATTTGGTACCCAATGCTAAAGTGCATGACTTCCGCATTTCTCGTGCCACTAAATTAGTAGACATGGATTTATTTGGTACTACGAATGATGAGATTTTGCGATTATTAAATCCGCCTGCGACAACAGGAAATAGTATGACTGTTATGTCGTTATCTGAGAAAGATAATTATTTTTCGGAGCTGTTGATTTCTCGCGACCCTGGTGGTTCATCTAGACTCTTGTTTGGTGTAAACTTTATGCGAGCCCTGGAGAACAATTCCTTGTTTGGAAGAATTTTGCAGCACTTGGATGAAGAAACTCAGCGAGAAATAATCGCAGGCTCAGATATTGTATCTGCACGCTTGTCTCGTAAAAGAGTGAGAAAAACGCAAACTGCAAACACACTCGGCGCGGTCAGTCCCTCGACTATTGTTTTTGATGCCAACATAGACCCTGAGGAAGTGTTAATATCTGCTTCGGGGAATGGAATCAACAGTGAAACGACTTCGGCTTCTCTCAAAGAAGTGGAGCTTGCGACAGTGGCGGCAAACCCTAGCACATCTGAAGTTCGTTACTTCACCGGCATGGACAAGACAGTCTCCGCGAAGACTGACGGTATCTATACATACGGGGTAGATTTTCAAATTAAAGACGGGGTAAAAACCTTTTTACTCTCCACAATTGCCGACTTGAAAGCTAATATTGCCTCCCTTCAAGAATATAAAACAATTGCGTCGTCTCCTGGTATGACTAAAGGCGTTTTGACTGCTAACCCACATATTGATCACGCAGGGGAGGCAAGCGCAGTTCAAACGGGTTTATCGCGGGGTAACTTTTCTTTGATTAGTGGAAGGTTTACTTCCAATTTTACCGACCAGATGAATGAAAAGTACCCTCTTTTTACGGAGCAACCCTGGAACAAATCAATTACAGATTTCATCTATGTTCTAAAAATGTTTGGGGCAAAGAAAACGACACCTATTGCTAAAGGGTTTTTCTCAATGATCAACCCTACTACCGGCAGCATCCCAGGGCTAATTCATTTTATTTCTTTATGTGAGACATTAGTACGACGTTTAGAATCTTTAGTTGGTGCGGAAGAAAGTGCAAGCCACCATTCTTCTTCAAAGCAGTTTGTTCCTGCAAACCCCGCCGACAAAACCTTCCAGATTAGCAAATGGTTTGAGACCGATTTTTTTGATTCCAATGTTAGAAAATATTTCGGCTATGATTATCTGTCTTCTATTGCCTTCACCACCCGCGATGGTGGTGCTAATGATAACTACAATTCTGACGGCTTGAAGCTATTAGAAGCAGAACGATGGTCCCAGCGCGTATCTTATGAGAATGCAAAATGGTTTTCGGACCCTACTTCTACTATAAGTTTAGTTGCCGGTAATATGGCTTTTGTCGAAAACCAACCAGTATTACAAAATGATTTTATGTTCCTTTCACCCTCGATGGTGTTTTTGGGATCTGAAGAGGACATTTTCTATAATGATCTTAAAGTAGTAGATTACGAAAAGGCTTCCAACGTGGTTGCTACCCTATACAGTTATACGAGCACCGAAGCTTCCCGCGTGACCGCAAGCCCACCAGATAATAAAAACATGAATTATGAGGATCGCCTTGTTGATTCTTTAGCTTCATTTGGAGCCACACTTCAGAGTCCCGGTGCAAACCTCTCACAGCCTCTAGTGTACCTCTCCCCCCAGGACCCTGCTCTATCGATTGGAAATACAATTTCTCTTTTAGATACGGTAGACCCCGAGGTTGAAATTGTGGTGCCCGACAAGTGCCACCAAGGCGAAGTCTTGGCTGGTGCGCCTGTTGCTGGACCAGTGCCGTCAGCCGACCAAAACAACACAGTTGCTAATGTCTTTCTGCGTGATTTCGTGGGTCCTTTTGTAAGATTTCAGAAAGCTCCAAGTCGTGTGCCCCATCCAATCACACAGACAGTTTATGATTATGATTTGAATGTTCAAACAAGTACTGTGCGTGCCGCCCTTATTCAAGGGGAACGGTTACCTAATCAGGTAATTTCCCTCGCCGCTCCATCAGTCAATGGTTCACTGCCTTTGCACAACTTCTTTAATATCGATGGGGATTTTGTTCGAGATCCCAAGTATTCAGCCGTGTATGATCTCAATATAGGGCTGTTGAACTCTGTCGAATATTTTGATGGTTTTGAGGAGGACATGCTTCAAAGTTCTAATAAGCCTCTTAAAAAATTATCAATTAGTCGTTCATCTTGGAAACCTCTTACTCGTGAAGATTATCTGCAAAGCAAAGGAGACTTATTATTGTGCAGGATGCGCGGGTATAACTCTTCTATTCTAGGGCTCACACGTCCTATTGGTATCGACCTCCCATCGTATGACGAGTATTTCTTTATTCGTTCTTCTCGTCAAGGACTACGCCGTCCACAAAATATAAGAGCACTCACTGAAGGAGTTCTTCAAGAGATGTGGTCATCAATCTCGCTAATAAGAGGTGAATATATGACCTCAAACATAATTACATAAGATGCCTAAGAAGATAAAAATCAAAGACCTTTCCTCTATTGCTGAGGCAATAAAGCTCCCTACCCTTGATGTTGCTCTAGGTGACATAGTTGCTCAAAGTAACGACAAGACTCAAACCAGACAGGCGGTTTTAGTTTCAGGCGCTAGCGTTCAAGCTATTGGGCGAGATTTATTTATCACTGACCCGAACAATGTAGACATGTCTTTTGATTTAGAGAGACTAAAAGACGAAAATCCTAATGTAATAGACCGTATTCGTGCAAAGTGTGGAAATTTCTGGACCACAGACTCAAGTACTTCCAGCCGCCGCTTAGCTAGTGACATCAGCACAGCACAACCTCACATTCCGGTGGAATTTCTCCCCGCTGCGTCAGTAATGGAAACCCCAGGGACTTCTGGGAATATGTTTGAGACCGTTGAGATTATCGGGCTAAAGGGAAATACGAATCTTTATAAGATTGATTTTGATGGATGGCGCTTTGATGAACGAGCGTTTTGGAGCATTTTTGATGGGGTATACAGTGGCTACACTGCTGCCGCTATGAACCCGACGACGGGCTTTCGAGGCACATCGCAAGTATACTACGACCATACTTCCAAGATGGCGCTGCCCCTTGATAAAGAAGAGATCGACCACTATCAGACAGGTTTTGCCCCTGCTTATGTCGATATCAAAGGGGTTTATAATTTTTATATCGAACAGTATGAAAATTTTATGTCTCAGACTCGTGTCTCTGAAAAGTCTCTACCGAATTTATATGTGGTGTATATGGATTCTCGTACCATGGTGAAGAATGATAGTTATCGAAATTTTCTAAGTCTCGGAGGCGCGATCAACCCTTCAGAATATAAGGTTTTTGAGAACCCTCTTGTAGAGTCAAATTTTACCACTAAACAACAAAAAACCGTACCATCCTCTTCTTTATCTAAATATTTTGAACTGTATGCTTCAAATTATTGGTCCAATAAAGTCACTCCTATGCGCCGAGAGATAAATGCTAAGGCTTCCAACATGTTGTTTTCGCCATCTGAAGTCGACCGGCTAAATGAGATAAGTGAAAAGAAGCACATGTTTCCGATGTACGTTGAAATTGATTTTAGCACAGATCCCACCGCACAGTTTGCTGACGCTTTAAAAAAGACCGAACTAGGAGAAAAGTTTCAGGCGTCCATTGTGGATTCCATGGAGTCGCATGGTGGATCAAAAACTCCCGTGTTTGAAAGCCGCCAAACTCGGATTCAAACGTCCAGCGTAGATTCTGATGCGTATAATCTCGCATCCTATCAAATAGAAGAGGGGATAAAATCACGACGAACTTTTGATATTACAAACTGGTTCAATGATTTGATAAACAGTCAACGCCCCCCGGCGAGACCCTCTCTTACGACCACTCACGGTTATGATACAGAAAGGTCTATTTTCTTAGGAACCTATCCAAATGGTCGACGCCCCTCAGACGATGCAGAATTTGGCTTTTTCAGGAGCTTGATGGGTGCAGTCCTATCCGACAAGATCAAGAGCTTAGTAAAAAATCATTTTCGAACCTTCACTGAACTAATGGCTGGCAAGCCTGCACACTCTGAGACAATGTTTTATAGAATAGAAAAACGAACAGGGCGTTCCAACAAGGCATTACAAAATTTTTACTTGATGAACTCTAGCGATTCAAATGTTCATAAGTTTATCGACACCCAGGTCAAATACAATAAGAATTATTCATATACCATATACGCCTATCAGTTAGTTGTGGGCACTGCTTATCGCTACGAGAATGTCAAGCCGTCTCGCGACGACACTTCTTTGCTTGCGGTAACAGTAAAACAGACCCCATCTTTGCGGTTGATTGAAATACCAATTTACTCAGAGACTTCGCGAATCAATGATACTCCTCCGGTTGCTCCCGGTATTCTAACTGTGCCCTTTAAAGGGGTCTCGGATCGTGTTCGCTTTATTATGACAAACCCCATGGATTCTTATAAAAAAGTGCCTGTAATCATTGATAGCGGCGACGCTCTTGCATATTCTGGCATTGCAGAATCTCAAGGCACTGTTTTGGGAAATCCCATGTTATTCAGTACTGACGACCCCCCGGCATATTATGAAGTATACCGCCTAGACACTCATCCTTATTCGTATAGTGATTTTGCTAAAAATAAAATTGCACGCATCCACACCACTCTGTCGTCTGGTCCTACTTGTCGCCCCAACACTATAACGGCGTCCTCCATGTCTTATGATGATCGAATATCGCCTAACAAGAAATACTACTATATGTTCAGATCAGTTGATGTGCATGAGAACCCTTCATACCCGTCTGAAATACATGAAATTGAGATGGTCCAAGAAGAGAACATGGTGTTCCTTATTCATAATATTGTAGATTTACTTGAGGACACTAAAACAAAAGTTAACAAAAAGAACATTAAGCGGTATATTAAGATAGAGCCCTCAATCTCACAAGTGGAGGTCAATGATCGAAAAATGGGTTCTTCAAAATTTTCTGAGGCAGATTTAAATCGTCTCACCCTCGGTCCTGACAGTGGGGGAATTTGGACTCGTAAATTCAAAATCCGACTTACTTCTAAAAATACAGGACGTAAATTAGATTTCAATGTAGAGTTCACTCATGTACCAAAAAAAATGGGATGTTAAAAAGGTGCCGATAACTATTTATCTAGTAAAGTTAGGGCACTACTTTCAACTATAGGAGACAAGCGGAATGGCTTTCTTAGACAATTCAGGTGATATTATTTTAGACGCGGTTTTGACCGACGCAGGACGAGCACGCTTAGCAAAAGGCGATGGGAGCTTCAAGGTTGTTAAGTTTGCGCTTGGCGATGACGAGATTGACTATGGTTTATACAACAAAACTCACGCAAGCGGCAGCGCATATTATGATTTAGAAATTATGCAAACCCCTATCTTAGAGGCGTTCACTAACAACACCTCAATTCTAAAGCATCGTTTGATTTCGTTGCCACGAACCAACTTGCTTTATTTGCCTGTTATCCTATTGAATCAGACTTTTGAAGGAACAGCAACTTCTACTGTTCAAGCCCCTGGTCCTGCCCCTACCGGGGTTTTCTTGGTATGTGTCGATAAGGATACTGAAGACGCTATGTTTGCCGGTGCTACATTTGTAAACAACACCGCTGGCTTAATGAAAGGCGAGCGACCTGCTTCCGGCGGCGGGTATGTGCGTGCCGACCAAGGGCTCGACACTACAGAAATTTCCCCCGCCTTTACTTTAGACGCCGATCTAGTAGAGACGCAATATATCGTCCGAATGGACAATCGTTTCGCTCAGCTTTGCGATAAAGACGGGGAACTGGCATCCGTATCATTCGTGGATGATGACAACATCGCCAGCTATTACCTTTCCATGGGAACCGACACGGAGTATGTTCATGAGAACAGTGAAACGGACACCCTGACCACAGAGGTAATTGATGGACCCCGTGGAACATTTATTCAATTCAAGCTTCGCGCTTCTCTTGAATTGAACACGAGCGTTTATTTGTTTGATCAAATTGGAGGAGGCACCTTGATGACTATCGATGCCAATAACTATAAGTTTATTGATTCTACGATCAGGGTTACCGGAGCCACTACTGGATATGCTCTCGACGCTCCAGTTCGATTTGCTAAGAAGGTATAGAGTAAGAGGAAAACAGAACCATGGCTACAACTTTTAAGACTTTTTTGAATGACGATGTGGTTACATCGCGAACGCTTTTGCACGAGGCAATTCCTATCACTGGTAGTGTGACCTGGGGTACCTATCCTGAGCCAACACTGGCGGGGAGTAACATTAAGCAGTATACTCATGGAATGTTTCAGTCTGCTTACGATTACCCATACCTCAGTTCTTCGGCTAACCACATCTTCGATCTTACTGTTGGTGTCGGCGCTAGTTCAGCCATCACCCCCACTACCCAGCAGAACAAAAAGAGAAACATCTATAATCAGATGGCGCAGGTGCTCGTGGGATATGATGCAGCCGGAACAATTCAGCGTTTTGACCAAGATGGTGATTTGATTTCTGGTGGCACAAAATACGATGACCTTATCTTTATTAATTTTGCCAGGCTTTTGGGTAAGGATGAGATTAAGAAAGGCACCTTTCAAATCATCGTTGATACTGTTCAAGCCTATAATGGCGCAGGACCCTGGCCTTACAACAACCCCGCTCCAACTAATACACAATTGGTGATTGGAGATACGGGCGCAGAGAACGATTACCGAGTCAACTCGCCAGCAGGAGAGTATGGAATTTTGAGTGTGGAGCAGCTAACGGATGTTGGTGGTGGTGCGTACATCGACCAATCCACATATCTCCTCGCTCAGCCCCTCTGGGAGCCCCGCTGTGGTCTTATCTTTTATCAGGCGGGCGTGATCGCCCTTACTAAAGATATCTTTATTAGATATAATGGCGCTGGTGGACCGGGTAAGATTCATGATTCGGGCGCGGATAGTCAGATGAACGCTGTTCCTGAGATCATCGACACCGTTTTGGATACTGGGACAATTGATGCTCTTTCTACTGCTTTTAGAAATAGGATGCACAAGGTGTGTTTTAACAATACAACTGAATTGAACTCGACAATCTATTTTTGCCGCATCAACCATAACGACTTCAATTATAGTTCTAATCCTACTTACACCAGTGATAGTAAGATTCAGGTCAAGTCTAAGTCTACAGATGCTCCTATTTCTTATATCACAACCGTTGGGCTATATTCCGCGGATAATGAACTGTTGGCGGTGGCAAAATTGTCAGAGACGCTCCGCAAGGACCCCACCAACGACATTACATTACGAGTCAGGCTAGACTACTAGAATAGGAGGTATCGGAAGTGCCTCTTTACGAGTTCGGTCCAAACGACATTTTCACAAATCGGCTGGAGACACATCCGACGTTTCACTTTTTGCGGTATTATAACCAAACTTCTACGAGTGTGGTGACCGCGTATGATAAAGTGTTGCCTCTTACTAACACTCATGCGCCTGCTACCAATGTTGATATGGTGCCCTCGGGATTTTTATCTCTATATGAAATGAACGTAGATCGAGATCCCGCAGGAGATCTTATCTATCCTTTTGTGACAAAACAGGGCTCTCTCACGGCTTTTAAAACAATTTCCACGGAAGAGTTCAATACTATTCCGTATGGCACAATAATGACTGGCAGCTATCCCATGTCTGCGTCGATTACTCAAGACTATCAAGCAGCTCTTTCTGGGCTGGCAAACCGTCGTCATATTTTTGCTTTGAAGAATACCTTTAATTACTACAAAACACTCAGCGACCACTATGCCTTTTCTTCTTCTTTGGGCGACAAAGGAGAACAAGAGATTAATTTAGTTAGCATTCCATCTATCTTTTATGGCAGCTCAATTGAGAAGGGTACCGTTGATTTACGCTTTTATGTGACAGGTTCTCTAGTGGGGCAATTACAGGATACACAAAAAAATGGAGAGTTGCGACAAGTGCTACCGGCGGGTCCACACGCAGGGGATGTAGCTGGTGTTGTGCTTTACAATGAAGGTATAATTGCCCTTACGGGCAGTTGGGCAATTGATGCTCACACAGAAGAATATGTTACTTGCGGCGTACCAGTAAACCCTCAGTGGAATTACTGGGGACATTATCTAGCTTGCCCTACTGTTCCCCTTTCCTCAAGCTGGTCTTTGAGTTATAACGGGACAAATTATCTGCCCACTGTTACTATGCTAGCACACGCTCCGAAGGGCGAGTTGAACCACTCCAATAACCCCACTTATTTAGACCTTAGTTATACCGGAAACCCGGTAGTAAGTGCTGGTTCGGAATATGTGGAAAATGAAACTACGCCTATAAAAAATATTGTAAAGACACCGTATCCCGATCCTACTGGTAGCTTTGCCAAAGAAACCTACATCACTAAAATAGGTATCTATGATGAGGATAACAACCTTATTGCTATCGCTAATTTAGCAAATCCAGTTCGCAAGACGGAACAGCGTGAGTTTACTTTTAAAATAAAAATGGATATTTGATGATTCTAGGATTGGATATTTCCACATCGATCACAGGCGCAACCGTTTTAGACAGCTCTGGCAAAGCGGTATATTGTGAAGCGTGGGACACACGAAACAAAAAAAAGTTCCCTCATCTGTTTTCTAAAGCCCAGTTTGTTAAAGACAAGCTGTGGGAATTAGACGACAGGTTCGGGATTGATAGGGTTTATGTCGAACAATCTCTATCTCGATTCCGCCCCGGTTTCTCCTCAGCCAAAACTCTCTTAACATTGGCTAAGTTTAATGGTATGGTATCCTGGTCGTGCGTTCAGATATACGAAACTGTTCCTGAATTTTTGAGCGCCTCTTCCGCCCGAAAGGCTTGCGGGATACACATACAGCGAGGAGAAAACTCTAAAGAAAAAGTATTGCACTTTTTACTTGACAACGTACCCTCTTTTAGTGTAGACTATACAAAACATGGAAATCCCGTCGCAGGGTCCTATGATCGCGCAGATAGCTGGGTGATTGCTACGGCGGGCTTTTTACAGAGCGTTGATGGAAAAACAGAAACTAGAAATCCTTAAATCATTTCTTGGCTCGTTTCACCGATCCGGTGATGAGCACCTTTTCTTTTGTCCAAAGTGTGATCACCATAAAAAGAAACTATCAATTAATCTACACAAGGATAAGTTCAAGTGTTGGATTTGTGATTATCGCGGCAATTCAATCAAACAGTTGGTGCGGCAAACAGGACGTTTCCCCGACTTGAAAGCTTGGGAGTCTTTTTCTAAAGAGGGACCGGAATTAGTTAGTTTCGAAGAGATCCTGTTCAGTCTTCAGCCCGCTTCAAGTCAAACCCCCTCCTCTCTTGCACAGGAGATCAACCTACCAAAAGAATTCGTATCCTTAGTAAATCCAACTGGCTCGCTTACAGAGAGAGTACCCCTCGGGTTTCTACAGAGGCGCGGGATCAATCAAAGTGATATAGTCCGGTGGAAAATCGGTCACTGCCCTCGGGGGGAATATGGTGGGCGTATAATCATCCCTTCTTTTAATGATTCCGGTGCCGTTAACTATTTTGTGGCACGCAGTTACAATGGACACTACCAGAAATACATGAACCCTCCAGTGAGCAAGAACATCATTTTCAATGAATTATACATAGACTGGAGTGATGATGTGGTCATAGTTGAGGGGGCGTTTGATGCGATCAAAGCTGGAAACGCAATTCCAATTCTTGGGACCACATTACAAGAGGGTTCTAAATTATTTTCTCGCCTGGTGAAGAGTCGTGTTTCTGTTTATTTGGCACTTGATTCCGACGCAGAGAAAAAGGCTTCTCGGCTTATTAGTAACCTTTCTAAGTACGGAGTCAAAGCTTATAAAATAGATATTTCTCCTTATGCAGATGTTGGGGAAATGACAAAGCAAGAGTTTGAGAAAAGAAAAAGTGACGCAAAGCTGATAAGGTTTTCAGAAAATCTTAGTGCAGCGATTGCATCAATTTAGGAGGCAGCATGAAATTTGCACATATTGCAGATACCCATATTAGAAACCTCAAGTATCATTATGAATATCGTGAAGTTTTTAAGAAAATGTACGAGCGTCTACGCGAAGAAAAGGTAGATTATATCATCCATTGTGGTGATATCGCCCACACAAAAACACAAATATCGCCAGAGTTTGTTCAGATGGCTTCTGATTTTTTTCGTGAGCTATCATCTATTGCTCCCACTTATATTATCCTTGGGAACCATGATGGCAATTTGAAGAACCGCAGTCGGCAAGATGCACTGACACCGATTGTCGATGCTTTGAATTTGCCTAACCTTCATCTACTCAAGGTGGCGGGAGAGGTTCATCTTGATGACACTTATTCTTTAAATGTTTTGTCGGTCTTCGATGAGGATGAATGGGTCAAACCATCCGACCCCTCTCGTGTTAATATCGCCCTCTACCACGGCTCAGTTCGCGGAGTAGTGACTGACACCGGGTATGTTATGGACCACGGTGATCACGATATTGATATCTTCGAACATCATGATTTTGCTTTCTTAGGAGACATTCACAAAACCAATCAGAGTCTCGACCCCGAAGGTCGCGTTCGATATCCCGGCTCCACCGTTCAGCAGAACCACGGAGAGAGCAATGACAAAGGTTTTCTCCTATGGGATATCAACGGGAAGGAGGGCTTCACTTGCGAGCATGTGAGCATAGAAAACCCCAAGCCTTTCGTCACAATTGAGCTTACTCCTAAGGGCAGAATACCCAAAGGCACTAAGGTCCCTATAGGGGCTCGCATTCGCATTGTTACCAACAATAATCTTACGATCAACAGCCTAAAGAAAGCAGTTGATGTAGCGAAGCGTCGATTCTCTCCTGAATCAATCACCTTTCTTAATAGGGCTTGTGGTTCAAGAAGCGGTCCAGACGTAGTTGGTAAACTCAACAACGAAGACCTTCGAGACCTAGCTGTCCAGGCGCGACTCATAAAAGAATATATAAAGGACTATGAACCAGATGAGGACACTCTCAAGAAGGTGTTAGAACTAAACAAGCATTATTCTACGCTCGTAGAAGAAGAAGAATTGGTCAAGCGAAACATCAAGTGGAACCTTAAATCACTTAAATGGGATAACCTTTTCAATTATGGAGAGGGGAATACCATAGACTTCAATAATCTTTCTGGAGTAGTTGGGATTTTTGGTAAAAATTTCTCTGGAAAATCCAGTATCATTGATAGCCTTTTGTGGGGAATCTTCAACTCCACTTCTAAGAATAATCGCAAAACCTTAAACGTCATCAATCAAAATAAAGACTATTGTGAAGCTGAAGTGGTTCTAGAGGCTGATGGCAAAGAGCTGACAATTAGTCGACGATCAGACAAGTATGTAAAAAAGCTAAAGGGCGATGAGACCATTGAGGCAAAAACCAACCTTGACTTCAACATTGTTGATCCCGTCACGGAGGATAATCTTTCACTGAACGGGATGACACGAAATCATACTGATAAGAACATACGAAAGTTCTTTGGCACGCTCGAAGACTTTCTTTTGACATCCATGTCTTCTCAGCTTGATTCCCTTTCATTTATTGGCGAGGGCTCAACGAAGAGAAAAGAAATTTTAGCTAAGTTTTTGGATCTTGAGGTTTTCGATAAGAAATTCAAGCTTGCCAAGGAAGACAGTTCTGATCATAAGGCATTGATTAAGAAGTTTGAAGGAAGAGATTTCCACTCTGAATTAACCGAAGAGACAAACAAACTACAGGACAGCATCCAGGTTTTGGATAACCAGAAGCAAGAATGCAGTGTTTTGCAGAATAAGATTGAATCTGCCCACAAATCCCTTGAGGAAATACAAGCTAAGATTGATTCTATTCCGGTAGAAATTATTGATTACGACGCAGAGAAAGAAAAGCTAAGTGTTGCGAAGAAACAGACAACTCAAACACGGACCAAAATTCGTGATAGTGACAAGAAAGTAAAGAAGTACGGGGAAGAGATTGACAAATTTGAGAAGTTCATTAGTGACTTTGACTTGGAGGGGTTGAAAAACACACAGAACATCATCAAGGCAAAAAAGGATGAACTGAATCGTATTCATAGCGAGCTTGCGTTACACGAGAGCATGTCTCAACAGCACAAGAAGAAATTATCTCTTCTGGATGAAGTTCCTTGCGGAGCGGAATATTCTCATTGTCAGTTTATTAAAGATGCTCACGCCTCCAAGAAAGAATATAAAACAGTTAGCACCGCACTCCAGGGGATACTTGCTGAAGAGAAAGAGACATCAAAGGAAATTATGCATCTTAATCCCGAACAGGTTGAGAGCTTTTTATCCAAATATCAACAGGTTGTAGAAAAGCTGGCAACCATCAAAACATCTAAGAATGCAGAGCATCTTGCTGCTGAGACAGCCCGCCGCACTCTTCTTATAAGAGAAGTGGAGGTCAAGGAACTACAAGCTCGCATTAAGGAATATGACGATAACAAGGAATCGATTGAGAACTTAGAAAAGCTTCTTACACAGCAGAAGAATCTTGCTCAAGAGAAAGCCCAGTGTGAATCGCGCCTCGTAACTTGCAGTGAAGAGGTGATGGGGCTGAACCGGGCTATCGGAGGAGTTGAACAAAACATAGAAACTATAAAGGGGCAAGAAGCAGAATTGAATAAGCTTCGGTTTGAATATTCTGCATACGATCTTTATATGAGGTGTATGCACAGTAACGGGATCGCACTAGACATTGTGCGTAAGAGTCTTCCCGTCATCAATGAAGAGATTGCAAAAGTTTTGGCAAATGTTGTTGATTTTGAGGTTCTTATGGAGTGTGATGATAAAAACCTGAACATACACATCAAACACCCCAAGTATGAAGCTCGTCCTCTAGAGATGGGCTCGGGCGCAGAGAAGACTATTGCCTCTATGGGAATTCGAATGGCACTACTTAATGTTTCTTCTATGCCGAAAGGTAATATTTTTATTCTTGACGAACCGGGCTCTGCTTTGGACGAGGAAAACATGGAAGGTTTTATCAGGATTCTAGATCTTGTAAAGTCTTATTATAAGACAGTCTTGCTAATTTCACACCTTGACACCCTTAAAGACTGTGTTGATACTCAGATCTCGATCGAGAAAAAGGGCAAGTACGCATATGTAAAACAATAGTGTTGCAGACTATATATTATATACAACCACTTCTAAAAAAGTGATTGGAGGTTATGATGGTACAGAAGATTAAAGCATTTGCTGACAGGTATGTCGAGAAGTTTATTTCAAGAAAGTTTTTAGCGTGGTTAGTCGCCACTGGTCTTGCTTTGCACGGAGTTTTAGACTCAGAACATTGGGTCTGGGTTACAATTGCTTATTTGGGAACACAAGCAGCTATTGATACGGTTGTTGCCATGAAATCAGCTTGATATGTCCAAATTTCTTAAATGCGTTAAAGAGTATTGGTGGGCAGCACTTGGATTTGTTGCGCTCCTTATAGGTTATATTTTTGGTATTCGTGGGGCAGAACAAGCTCGGGAAGTCTTTGAAGCCAAGAGTGAATTTGCCAAAGAAGAGGAGAAGATCCTCAACAGCTCTCTTGAGCGCGAGCGGGAGATTGCACAACGCTACGCCCGTCTTTTACAAGAGGTGGCAAAACAACATAAAACCGCTGAAGCAGAAATTGAAGAAACCACAAGACAAGAACTTCTGGAAGAGGCAAAAAAGTCACAGGAAGACCCTAAAGCTTTTGCCCGCCGCATGGCAGCACTATATGGTCTAGACTTTGTAGAATAAAAAATGAGTTACTTGAAAATAATGATGATTGTGGCGACAATGCTCGCCACCCCAAACTTCGCTCTGGCGCAATCTACAGGCTCAACATCTGGGGATGAGATTGAACTAGACTTGCGTCTGACTTATTTAGAGTCCGGCACCCGCGCCCCATTTTCGGGAATTTTGATGACTTCAGATTCGTTGAACAAGATCAGGTTTGATCATACTTTAGAATTGCGCCTTTTGGAGAATGATACTGAATTAGTCCGACGAACGCTTGAACTTGAGCTTGAGATGACACGAGAACAAAATGCATCTCAGATTTTATCACTTACTGAAAGACTAGAAAATCGTGACAATTATATCACACGTCTTGAGGATACGGCACTAGACCGCCGCCCAAGTTGGGTTGTGCCAGTAGCTATTTTAGGAGGATTCCTTATTGGAGCTGCAACGGCAGTTGCTATTACTTATGCGGTGAACCAATGAAGGAAAAGGACTTGAACTATATTGCGTCTTTAGAGCGTGAAATTTCTAAAAAGTATGGCAAAGAGGCTATCGTCAACCCAAAGCAGGGCTGGGATGATGAAAAAGAGAAAGAATATATTGAGCAGTCAAAAGCTCTTTCGCTTCGCCATCAGAAAGTCCATATTGAAAAGTCTGAACATAATGGGGTTTTAGTCTCTAAAAGACTATTTACCAAAGAGAAAGATGCGCGAAGCTGTCCTGTTTGTGCCACTTATTCATTTGACAGTAAAGACGATGTGTATATGAGAAAGTTTGGCTGCTGCTTTGAGTGTTATATAAATTATATAGAAGATCGAGAAGCTCGATGGGAATCAGGTTGGAGACCCAACTTACAAGAGGAAAAAAACGATGGCAACAATAAATGATATAGTGAGAGAGATTTCACAGATTGTAGCGAATACTCGCGACGGAGCCACTAACGCCGACGGCGAGTTAGTTAAAATAGGTCTTCGCCGCGAAGAGCCTACCCCCATTACACAACGAGGAATTATGGATGGGTTTGGTATCCAGTTCAATGGCGATCGTTTGAAGATCAACTATCATAGTGAGGTCCGCCTTAAGGAAGTTCACGAGAAGGATTTTGAAACCGATATTTCCCAAATTATTGCTGATGTAGCGATGTTCATCGCCAAGGAATATAAGGCATCGACCGGCGAAGAACTCCGCTTGGAAAAGGTTGGTGAGTCCGACGTCCGCGTTCAGACAATCAGCCGCCTCCGCTCCTGGGTTCAGGCTACATGCGCTTATCGGATTGAAGGTGTTACTGATGCCTCTGCGGCTGTGAACACTCGCGAAGCTCGCGCCGATGTACAAAAGTTTTTGGATTTAGGGGGCAACAAATGAGAATTACAAAGGCACGCCTTAAACAAATTATCAAGGAAGAGGTAGCACGCCACAAGAGCCACTCAGCCTCGGTCCCCCTTCTTGCCGAAGATCCTTCAGACGAGACATTCGCTATGTTTGATGAGGTCGTTGCTGCCTATGGTGGTGACTATCAACATGCCGGTGAGGCTGTGGTTCAGATGCTCCCTCAGGACATCGCCCGAGACACCTTAGCGAACATCTTGCGCTTGCTCCGTGAAAACAAATCAACGGAAGAGTAGAGAAGCATGAATGTCGCAGATGAGCAAGCAAGATATTCTGAAGGAAATTATAAAAGCAGGTAAAGACCCCGCTTATTTTCTGAACACCTATGTGAAGATTTCACACCCTATGCAGGGGACTGTTCCTTTTAAGACGTATGATTATCAAACGGATCTGTTGAACAGTTTTAATGAGAACCGCTTTAGTGTTATATTAAAGGCGCGGCAATTAGGTATCTCTACTGTGGTTGCTGGGTATGTTGCCTGGATGATGCTTTTTCATCGAGATAAAAATATCATCGTGATGGCTACTAAGTTTCAAACAGCCGCCAATCTAGTAAAGAAGGTCAAAAGTTTGGTTAAGAGCACTCCTTCATGGATGCAAATTGCAACGATTTCTATTGATAACCGCACTTCATTCGAGCTTTCTAACGGTTCTCAAATCAAAGCCTCTTCAACAAGTTTCGACGCCGGTCGTTCCGAAGCACTATCGCTTCTGGTTCTTGACGAGGCTGCACACATTCAAGGCTTAGATGAGCTGTGGACTGGTTTATACCCCACCCTCAGCACTGGAGGGCGATGTATTGCCCTAAGCACTCCGAATGGCGTAGGGAACTGGTTTCATCAAACTTATGTGGGGGCAGAAGAGGGAACAAACGATTTTGAATCTTTTAGATTGCCCTGGCAAGCGCATCCCGATCGTGACGAAGAATGGTTCGAGCGAGAAACAAAGAATATGTCTCGTCGTCAAATTGCTCAAGAGTTGGAATGCAACTTTAATATGTCTGGTGAAACAGTCATTCATCCCGAAAGTATTGAAAAGCTTCAAACTATCCTGTGCGAGCCTAAGTACCGCACCGGGTTTGACAGAAATTTGCATATATGGGAAGAGTACCAGCCCGAGGGGGCTTATCTTCTTGTGGCTGATGTCGCCCGCGGCGACGGAAAAGACTTTTCAGCGTTTCATATTTTCGACACCACAACAATGTCGCAGGTGGCAGAGTATCAAGGTCGTATCGAGCCTGATATGTTTGCTACAGTCTTATATAATGTTGGAAAAGAATATGGGGACTGTATGCTGGTTGTTGAGAATAATAACATAGGTTATGCGGTCTTGAGTAAATTACAAGAGATGGAATATCCTAATATTTATTATTCTGTTAAAGGAACCCACGAATACTTGTCGCCCGTAGACGCTTCTTATGCAAGCAATAGCGTGCCCGGTTTTACCACATCAATGAAGACCCGACCTCTTATTATTGCCAAGTTAGAGGAATTCATCAGAAATGGACTAATTAACATCAAGTCTTTAAGGCTTTTGAACGAGATCAAAACATTTGTATGGAACAACGGGAAGCCAGAAGCGATGAAGGGGTATAACGATGACTTGGTACTCGCTGCCTCAATTGCGTGTTGGGTCCGTGAAACTGTTTTGACCAACAACCATCGTGACGCGGAATACACTAAAGCATTGTTAGGGGGTATTACTTCTTCGCGAAGATCTCTTAACACTTCAGTCAAAGGTATGGTAGGATATAAGCCATCGTCTGCTGACGTCAAACATTCTCCTCAATTCCAAGAAATGCAAGAATTTAGGTGGCTTTATAAAGGGTAAAAAAATATGGATAACAATGACAACCCCAAGAACTCTGATTCTACTCTCTTCAAGAGGCTTACTCGGCTTTTTTCTGGTCCTATCGTAAATTACCGGCGTCAAGACATCGTTCGAGGGCGAAAGCGTTATTACTCCAATTACGGAAGCCGGTTCACAACACCCAGCGGTCAACAATTTAAGAAGACGGCGTATAACCCGTTTGACTCTCTCAATAGCGGGTATATGCTTAACCAAATGCGTGCAGAGAGATATGTAGATTTTCAGCAAATGGAGTTTACGCCCGAAATTGCTTCCGCTTTGGATATTTACGCCGACGAAATGACCACTTCTAATCAGTTGCAGCCTTTGCTCACCATTGACTGTCCTAACGAAGAGATCAAATCAGTACTCATGACCTTGTACCATCAGGTGCTCAATATTGATTTTAATTTATTTGGATGGAGTCGAACCATGTGCAAGTATGGCGACTTTTTTCTCTATCTTGATATTGATGATACCGCAGGTGTGCGTAATGCTATCGGGCTTCCTAGTTCTGAGATTGAGCGCCTAGAAGGGGAAGACCCTACAAATCCCAATTATGTACAATACCAGTGGAATGCGGCTGGCTTGACTTTCGAGAATTGGCAGGTTGCCCACTTTCGTATTTTAGGGCATGATAAATATGCCCCTTATGGCTCTTCGGTTCTAGAGCCTGCCCGCCGAATCTGGCGTCAGCTTACTTTGCTAGAAGACGCGATGATGAGCTATAGAATTGTTCGCGCCCCTGAGCGCCGCGTTTTTTACCTTGATGTAGGTAATATTGCCCCTGACGATGTTGAGCAATATATGCAAAAGGCGATGACTCAAATGAAGCGCAACCAAGTTGTCGATCCCAATACCGGCAGAGTTGATCTCCGCTACAACCCTATGTCGGTTGACGAAGACTATTACTTGCCGGTACGAGGACAAGGCAGTTCTACTCGGATTGAAACGCTGGCAGGAGGGAACAACCAGGGCTCTATTGATGATGTAAAATATTTACGCGACAAGCTTTTTTCTGCACTGAAGGTTCCACAATCTTACTTGTCTCGCGGAGAAGGGGCAGATGAGGATAAGACTACTTTAGCGCAGAAGGATATTCGTTTTGCCCGCACCATTCAGCGATTGCAGCGTTCTGTGGTTTCTGAATTGGAAAAGGTGGGTATTGTCCATCTTTACACTTTGGGATTCCGCGGCGAAGATTTACTTAACTTTCATTTGAAACTAAATAATCCTTCTCAAATTGCGGAGATGCAACACCTGGAACAGCTCCGCACCAAGTTTGATGTAGCTTCCAGCGCGACTGAGGGTTATTTTAGCCGTCGATGGGTTGCACAAAATATCTTCTCGCTGTCGGATGAAGAAATTCTTCGTAACGAGAGAGAAATGTTTTATGATCGTAAATTTAATGCCACTCTGGGCAAGATAGAGGACGACATCTCAGAAGGTGCTGGCGGTGGTATAGGTGAAGGAAGTTTTGGGCTTGACTCAGCCGGTGGCGGTTCCGCCGAAGACATGGGTGGCGATGATCTAGACTTGGACGTGGGGGAAGATGATTTGGATCTTGATATTGATGAGCCGGTAGAAGATGATGATGAAACATTACTCGCCGCTCCTGCGAAGAGAGAACCTTATACAACTCCTGGTGCCAAGGGGAAGATGTATACTCCAGTTACAACTGACAAGAGAGACATGGGAGCCCGCCAGCGTAATATGAAGGCGCAATATGGGCGCGAGGTTGCAAGTTCGGCATCGCGTAACATCTTCAAGGGCTTGGATTCCCTCAACTCGTTAGGGAAAGGCATCACGGAAGAAACTCAGAACCGTGAAGATAAGAACGAAAAAAGAATTTTTGAAGTCAGTCGAGAAGTAGAGCAGTTGATTTCAAACTTAGAGAGGAAAAATAATGACCAAAAAGACAAAGTTTCGTCATAATAAGAAAAGAAATACCGCTTTTCTGTTCGAAGCCCTAGTCATGGAAGCGACAAAGTCGATCGTGAATCAGGATGAGGACCGGAAAGAGGCAGCAATTTCGCTAATTAAGGAATGCTTTTCTAAAAGCACAAGCCTTTACCAAGAGTTGGTGTTATATAAAGCCTTGTACGAAGAAAAACAATCTTCCGAGGACACGGCACGCACCCTAATCTTCAATGTGTGTGATTCACAGCGTCGCTTGAATTCAACAAAAATATTTAATGAGCAGACTGATCTTATCAAGAGAATAAATAAGAATCTTGGACCTTCTATTTATTCTAATTTCGTCCCCCATTATAAGAGCCTTGCAACAATTGCTCAACTTTTTAGCCCAACTGTTACAGTACAGGAACGCTCACTGCTACAGGAAAAGATCGCATCTTTTATCACGGCAAAGGATGAAGTGACGGAACAGCGTATTGAGCATGTCGACAATTTGGTTTACACCTCTTTTGTCCAGAAGTTTAATGAAAAGTATGAACACGGGCTTCTTGCGGAGCAGAAGGAGTTGTTGTCTCGCTATATTTCTTCTTTTGCAGATAACGCCCTATCTTTAAAGGCTTTCATCAACGAGGAGGTCGGTCGTCTCCGCACCGTACTCTCTGAAGCATCGAATATGGAAGAAATTACGAATGATGGGGAAATGCGCGAGAAGTTAAAAGTAGTTTTAGAGTGCCTTGATTCTATAAAGGAAAAGCAACTAGACGAAGAGGCTTTGCGTCGCGTACTAAAGGTACAGGCTTTGGCTGACGAGGTTGTGAAGTCATGAGTATCAAAGTTGCAGTAGGTGCCCCTCAAGCACCATCAACACTGAAGGCAGAAAAAGTACCTCAGATCTCTTTAGAGATCAATGTGAGGAAGACACTGGCGGGAGAGTTGCTGATACGAGATCATTCGGAAATCGATATCATCATTATCCCCAAAGCTAATAAAATTTTAGCCTTATCAAAGGAGTCTATGTCAGACAGCGTTTACGAAGCCCAAAGTCGTCTTTTTGATTATTTACGAGACAAGGGTGTAATTTATCCTGACAGTATTCAAGGCGGAAATGTATATGCTTCTTTAGAAGCTGCTTATCCGCTTCTCGAAGATGGCAGGGATGCAGTAGAGATTGCGCTATTCACCATTGGACGGTTTATGGAAGAAGAAATGCCGTACTATGAGTGGGAAAAAGCTTACGACCAGTATGGCGATAATCAACTGACTGACCCACCTTCATCTGAAACTACCGCACTTGGAAAGGTTCCTGAGGAGCCTATCAAGGGAAGTATCCCTCCCGGTGGCTATCCGTCACCGTATGTGCGTGGTGTTGCCGAAAACAAAAAGTAATATAACGAAAGGAGCGAGGCTGTGCTTGGTCTCATATACTTTATTCTTTGTTCATATGGTTTAACACAAATTTTGTGTTATGCTAAAATACTGGATCGCATTAGACCTTCCCATTATTTTTTTTCTTGCCCCATGTGTGTGGGCTTCTGGGTAGGTCTTTTTTTGTTTAGTATAAACGGTTCTACAGAACTATTTAGTTTTGATTATAATTTTGCCAACGCTCTCCTTTTAGGGTGCTTGAGTTCAGGGACTTCATATATTCTGAACATGCTATTTGGAGATACTGGGCTTAATATTAAAAACAACTAATGAGGCAGGTTAGCATGAAGACAGTTGAGACGCGAACGAAGATGACAAAGTGGGCACTCCAGCCAGTCCGGCGCTGCTGCAAGGGTAGCATAACCACGCGGGTCGCGCCCGCTTTTACGAGGATGATAACAAATGTCTAAAAAGCTTTTACGAGAATATTATGAATTGTGCGAAGGTGGTGTCTGTCAAGATCTTTTGACAGAGGAAGAAAAGCGCGAAGTAGCAAACGGTGCCATGTATTTATCTGGCATAATGCAACGAGCCGAAGCTAAAAATGGCAACGGGAGAGTATATCCCCAACACATCTTAGAGCGCGAAGTAAATAATTATAAAAAGCTCGTTAAAGAGCGCCGCGCCCTTGGTGAGCTTGATCACCCCGACGATTCAGTAGTGAATCTAAAGAACGCTTCACACCTTGTTACTGAGATTTGGTGGGACGGCAAAGATGTGCTTGGTAAAGTCAAGCTCCTTGAAACCCCCTCCGGTAAGATCTTGCGCTCTCTTGTAGAGTCTGGTGTCAAGCTTGGCATTTCTTCACGAGGTCTCGGCTCGGTTCGAGAAGGGGCAACCGGCATTGTAGTAGAAGATGACTTCCAGCTCATTTGCTTTGATTTTGTTTCAGAACCTTCAACTACGGGAGCCTTTATGGTAAAAGAGGCTAAGAATTTAGAGCCGAACATCATCACGAAAGCCGATAAAATCAACAGGCTTATTAATGATATCGTAGCAGATGTGAAAGAGGAGCGATGAAGAAATCAGAGTTAAAGAAAATCCTCAAGCCAATTGTCAAGGAATGTATTCAAGAGGCTTTGTTAGAAGAAGGGGTAATATCCGTTCTTATCAAAGAGGTTGTAAAAGGAACTTCCTCAACCGCATCGGCAACCGAGGTTTCTAAGGAGCAGGCTGCTCCTAGCCCCCCGTCCGTCCCTGACAATTCTGCCGCAAAGCAGCAATTAGAAGAAGCAAAGAAACGCCTCCTCAAGTCCATTGGAGGGGATGTGGATGTATTTGCGGGCACCGCTCCCTTGAGTGACCGAGGCACCCCCTCTAAATCTGGCGGCGCAGGCGGACCCTTGAGTGGGGTTGCATCTGATGACCCTGGTGTTGATATTTCTTCTTTAGCAGGAAATGCTGGTAGTATCTGGAAACGTCTCAATGAGGGGAAGAAATAATGAAGGAACGGGCTACACACGCAGGAGTGGAATTGCGCCCTGGAGAGACGACGGCTTCTCTTATTCGTCGCTTTTCGCGAGCGTGCAAAAAGCAAGGTGTCCACCAACTCCTTCGTGAATCTAAAAAATTTAGCACTTATAAAAAGCCCTCAGTGGAAAAGCGACTGAAAAGGAAAAAGAGTGAGCAACGAAGAGCTAAAGAAGAAAGACGGCGAAAAAGATGACTCGTAATCGGGTCTTCGCTATTTATTGTGTCTTAGGAGGAAAATAAGGTGGCTACTGGTTTTTGGAGATTTACAGGTTTAATGGATCAATTCGTAGGGGCTCCTGCGAAGGGTGATCTAGCAGGGAAATACCCCGCCCCACGAGTGGCTGCTATCACAGAGACTAGTGGTCCCACCCAGCTCACGATTGGGACTATCGTTGATGGCGAAACTCTTATTCGAACAGGCGCAACAATTACCAGCGTTGCAGGAGGCGGCGGCGGTCCTCCCACTGGAGCAGCCGGGGGCGACCTGTCGGGCACTTACCCCAATCCGACCGTGGCAACGGCAGGTGGTAATGCGATTGTTACTGCTGCTACAAGTGCCGGTGGGAACCTTTCTGGAACTTACCCTAACCCTGCCTGCGCCGGTCTTACTGAAACTTCTGGTCCCACCTCACTAGCCTATGGAGCCATCCCGACAGACGGGCACTTGGTCAATCGTGCAGGTGCAGTGGTCGGACAAAAGCAACTTTATACCCCCATGGTCACCCTATCGGGAGTAGCTGGTCCACCCACCACCTTTGCCACAGATTGTGACACCGGTAACGTGTTCTATGCCCAGCTCACCGCCTCGGTAGCTAACGTGATTTCTAACCCTACTAACGTAGAGAGCGGCGCGACTTATATGTGGTTTATCGAACAAGCTGGTGGCGCTGGTGCTGGCACTGTCACATTCGGCGCAAACTTCGCTTGGCCCGGCGGAACCGCGCCGACCATGACGGCTGCTGTAGGTTCAAATATAGTTGTCAGCGCGGTTGCAAATGGCGGCATATTGTGGGCTACATTTAGTACGGATTTCGCATAATGTCTCCTCCTTTTCCCATACCTGTTACAAACTTTGCTTCTAGCTCTTCCGCCCCTTTTGATCCGACAACGATCACTGGATGCGTTCGCTGGTTTGATTTCAGCGACACCGCTGCTGGAAACATCACTACCGGCGCGACCGCTGCGGATATTGCAGCAATTCGCGACAAAGTGACTTCTGCTGCTTGGTGGACAACAAACGGCACGGCAACCCGCGAACCTGCTCTTGTCACTGGGGGTTCCGGCATCGGAGGACTCCAGGCGTGCGAATTCACACAGGTAGCCGGGTCTCTCCCTGTCCAATATCTTACAATTATGGATGCGATCACCGGAGGGAGCAATATCTCTCTCAAATCTAATTTGGGTAGCTCGTTTTCATTTAGTTTATTTTTGGTTGGAGAGTTTGGAATTCCCAACACCTCTGCCGGATTCGCTGCGACCTACAACAACCCTGGCATTGTGTCTGCGTCTGGCTATTGGGGCTTTCACAGCGATGGTTGGGTAGTAGGTAATCCTTTTTGGATGAGGGCGTATATGTATGATGCAGGATCGGCTGATAAGTACGTCGAACTGGCTGGCAACACAGCAGGTCAAACATTCCAATCAACCATGAGTTTTACAGATCCAGGCTCGGGCGCAGGGCTCGTTAATCCAATGAGTTATTGGATGAATCAGGGGCTTGTAGGTACAGTAAGCTCGCGCCGAGGATATGACAACCCTGGGGGTGGAACAGGATGGTCGGACGAGGTGTTTCTTGGAATGGGTTGGAACGGCTCCGGTGCTGCTGGTGGCTGGTGGGGTAAAGTTGGAGAAGTAATTATTTATGACAATGAAGTTTCCGCCCCTGACCGCGCCTTGATCGAGAACTATCTTAAGACTAAGTGGAGTACCCCATGATTGCGTTGTTCGAAAATATCGAAGCCTTTAATGAGTGGCACGAGCAGATCAAAACAGAAAAAGGCATTCCGTATCAACTGACTCAGAATGGCGTACCAGTCGAAGGGGCATACACTACGAAATATGTGGAGCCAGTGATGCATCCTGAAAACAATACTGTGATCGCCCACATCTCTGAGGATATTGAATTCACGGGCACTGTAATTACCCCGGCAGAAATGGAAGAGCTAGGCTTCTTTACAGCCTCATCGTCCCCATCGTAGGTTTTGGTCTTACGTTTTTTTTATAACACTTGACCCCTTTAAGAAAAGCAATTACTATTTAATACTAGCAAAAAATCTCTAGGAGAAATTTAAAATGGCAGCAGGCGTAGGAATCACTTCAACAAGTATCCCAATTTTCACACAAGGTACCAGGCACCTTATTCCTGGTATTCCTTATCTTAATACACTTACCTTAGCTCAAGCAGGAGCCGCAGACTTTAATGCCTGTACTACTCTCAATGGAATTAACTATGGGGGTGAACTAACAGAGGTAGTCTTCCCATCTACTGCTGCAAGCGTTCAGATTTCAGTTCAGAGCGTTACTGGTACGGCACCTCAAAATCTAGCCGTAAGAATTTTATGGTCTGCTCCTGGTCACGAGGGTGCAGGCGGCACGATTGCCAACCCTATCGGTACAAGTGCTTACGTTCAGCTTGGTGAAACGGGCTCGGACCCCGGTGGTGCGGTAGCTTTTGCCACAGCCGCCAACCGCATTTGGATTCAAGTAGTGAACACGACTTTTGCTACGCTTCCCCCCGCGGCATGTCCTGCCGCTCCTACCACTCCCTCAACGGATGAGATTATTGAAATTCTCGTGATCGCTTCACTGCCCGATGGTGCCACTTCAACGAACCCTGTTCCTAGCCTTGTGCCGCCTTTCGAACGGACTATCGAGAATGGTTATACTACAGACCTGTTCACCTTTGGAGCCAACACCGGCATTGGCTGAGGTGCCTGGAGGTTTGATGGATAGTGACTTGGAAATTTACAGGAATCAGCCAGCCCCGAACTAAGCCCGGCGAACTTCCCGGCAACCAGTACGTTGCCCGAGATGGTAGCTCTTTAATAGGTGCAACCCCTCCCCACTCTGTTGAACACTTAAGGATTGGGGATTTTCTTGTTAATGGTTTTTTGAATCTATTTTTTCGAAAGACTCCTCCGGTCGCTGGGGAAAACCAAGTTTATTTTGAGGAAGATGTAACTGACGCTCCTGGTACTAAATTTCTAGTTCTAGAAGAAACCCACATCTCAGGCGACATTTACCAGGCGAAGGCATATGTTGCCGATGCTGATAAAACAAAAGTCATTAAAGATTTAAAAGCGGAGATCGCCACACTCACCAGTGCTATTGCAACAATTTCTGCTTTGAGTATTGAGAAATACAGTACTACAATTGGTAATGGCGTTGACTCACAGTTCGTGGTTACACATGATTTTGGCACTCGCGACGTCACTGTTCAGGTCCGTGAAACTGGCGCAGAAAACGCGGCAGTAAACGTCCCTATCGTGTTTCATGAGAATTCAGTGCAGGTAACTTTCGCTGAACCACCGGCATTGAACGAATATAAAATAACAGTCATTGGGTAAGTTGATTTTAAGCAATTTTGAGGGCTCTCTTCAAATGCAACACTCCTAATTATCTACACTCGCGTATGTGCAGTATGTACTACGCTGGGTATAACATTTTTATCATAATATTTCTTTAGGAGGAAAATAAAAAATGGCTAAATTAACAATGCATAATATTAAGCTAGAGGGGCAGGTGCTCCTCGGTTCGCTTCCCAGCGATCCAGCTTATGACGCCGTATCGGCTCCCAACGGGTCGATGTGGTTTAACAGTGCGACTGGCAAGCTCATGATGATGGTTGCTGGCTCCCCCGCTGTTGTTGGTGATAACGCTGATATCACCAGCCTTTCTTCATCCCTTTCGGCTTACATGACCAGCAACGACGCTGCTCTTGCTGCTGAAACTGCTCGCGCTTCGGCTGCTGAGGCTGCTCTTCAGGCTGACGTTGATCAGAATGAGGCTGACTCCGACGCTGCCCACAGTGCTGCGACAACCGACCGTGCGGCTATCCGCACTGAGTTTGCCGCTGCTGACAGTTCCGCAACAACCGACCGCGCTGCCATCCGCAGCGAGTTCGCTGCTGTTGACACAGCTCTAAGCAGTGACATCGCCACCGTCGCTTCCAACCTTGCCTCTTACGAGACAAGCAACGACGCCGCTCTTGCGGTTGAGACTGCTCGCGTTGACGCGATCCTTCTCGCTGCTGACGCAGACAAGGACAGCTTTGCTGAAATCGTTGCCCTTATCAACTCTGTCGATCTTACAAACGATAACGCTCTTGCTGCCGCCATCACAAGCTTGAACTCCAGCATCGCTGCTGTTCAGGCTGATGTCGACCAGAATGAGTCTGATGCCGACGCTGCTATCGCTGCTGTCGCTTCCGACCTTAGCTCGTATGAGACAAGCAACGATGCGGCTCTTGCTGCTGAAATTGCCCGCGCTTCGGCTGCTGAGGCTGCTCTTCAGGCTGATGTCGACCAGAACGAGGCTGATGCCGACGCTGCTCTCGCCGCCCTTCAGGCTGACGTTGATCAGAATGAGTCTGATGCCGATGCTGCTATTGCGGCTCTTCAGGCTGATGTTGATCAGAACGAGGCTGATGCTGACGCTGCTATCGCCGCCGAAGCCGCCCGCGCTGTTGCCGCCGAAGGTGCGCTTCAGACAGAACTCGACGCCACTCAAGCTGCCATGGGTTCCCTCATGTCCGGTGCCGGTGCTTATGTTCCATTCCAACTTGGCGGTGGTGCTTACATCGATAACAACTCAAGTCTGACCGAAGACCTTGTTGACCTTGACACAGGACTTCTTAGTGAGGTTTCCCGTGCCACCAATGCGGAGTCCACAATCGCTGCCAACCTCTCCGCTTACGAGACAAGCAACGATGCGGCTCTTGCTGCTGAGGTTGCTCGCGCTTCGGCTGCTGAGGCTGCTCTTCAGGCTGACGTTGATCAGAATGAGGCTGACTCCGACGCTGCCCACGCCGCTGCAACAACCGACCGCGCTGCCATCCGCAGCGAGTTCGCTGCTGTTGACACTAGCTTGAGCAACTCCATCAGCTCTGTCGCTTCCAACCTTGCCTCTTACGAGACAAGCAACGATGCGGCTCTTGCGGTTGAGACTGCTCGCGTTGACGCGATCCTTCTCGCTGCTGATGCGGACAAGGACAGCTTTGCTGAAATCGTTGCACTCATCAACTCCGTTGATTTGACCAACGACAACGCTCTTGCTGCTGCTATCACAAGCTTGAACTCCAGCATCGCTGCTGTTCAGGCTGACGTTGACCAGAATGAGTCGGACGCCGATGCTGCTATCGCTGCTGTCGCTTCGGACCTTAGCTCTTACGAGACAAGCAACGACGCTGCTCTTGCTGCTGAGGTTGCTCGTGCTGGTGCTGCCGAGGCTGCTAACGCTACGGCTATCACTGCCATCAACGCTCGTATGGCTACTGACACCGCCAATGGTGGTCAGTATGACGCCTCCGGCGCTTACTCCGTCCAGTTGACCCACAATCTTGGTGACTCTGCACCTTTCGTTCAGGTCATGGTCGGTGGTGAGATGCAGATGGCTCCTGTCACTTTTGACGACGCCAACAAAGTAACTGTTACACTCCAGGGCGACGCCCTTCAGAATGTTGGAACAGTTCTTGTACGCTTCTTCTCGGTTGGCTGATTCTCACACCCTTAAGCTATAAATTATATTTATGGTGACACGGTGGCAGGGGAAACCCTGCCACCATTTTTATTTAATTTTATGGACCTAAAATCCCCAATAAACCGCTTATGTTCATATGATTATAAATTATGCTCAATTTAGCGTTTTCAGCTTCTTTATACTATTTATGTTTGTTGATTCTCATTTATTTTGTAATTGTGGGATGAGAGTAGAGGAGAAAAAGTTTATGTCTAGTTTGCTTGAACAGGCTATCATTGATGCAAAGGCTCTTAAAGAGGTTGCCATTAAGAATGCGGAGACTGCAATTCTTGAGAAATATTCGGAAGAGGTACGAGAGGCTGTCACAACGCTTCTAGAAGCCCCCGAAGACGAGGAAATGTCCTTGGGTGACGAGATCATGGGAGACGAAACTCCTGGTCTTGAATTAGAAGTTCCCGATGCGTTTGCCGATGGAGAAGAGTTGTGCGGTTGCCCTGATGAAGAGGAAGAAATCGTAATTGATTTTGCTCAACTGCGACAAGCCATGGACGCAGAGGAAGAGGCAGGGGAATTATCCCTCCCATCCGCTGGAGCTATTGAACTAGATGCAGAAGAAGAACTTGAAATTCCTCTTGCCGAAGTTTCATATGAGGAACAAGAAGAAGAAGATGAGCAAGAAGAAGAGGCAATTGATCAAGGGGAAATCACTGACATCGACCAGATGGTAATGACCGAAGAAGACGACGAAGAGATCAACATCTCAGAAGAGCACATCGAGCGTCTGGCATCCATGGTGGAAGAAGAGATTCAAGAAGAATTGAAAGTGGATATGTGGCCTGTTTCGGATGGGTGGCTTGGAGCATCTCAGCCCGAACTTTCACATGCCCGAGATATGCAATTTGCAGCAATGCGCGACACAGAAACAGCCGAAGAGCTGGAAAAAGAAAAAGAGGCAGTCAAGGACCTGACTGAGAGGCTCGAAGAGTCATCAGACAAGGCGTCCAAGTATAAGCAAGCTGCCCAGGCTTTCTATAACAAGAGCCAAAAACAAAAAGAAATTATTACTCGAATTGGCGAGCGTCTAGCCGAGGTCAACCTCACAAATGCTAGACTGCTCTATACAAACCGAGTTCTTGGTAGCAACTCCCTGAATGAGCGACAAAAGAATACAATTGTTGAAGCTATATCCAAGGCAGGTTCGGTAGAAGAGGCTAAGACGATTTATGAGACGCTTCAAAGCGCGGTGATGGAGACGAAGCAAGCGCAACGTGTTCCTAATTCACTGAGCGAGGCGATGAATAATCGTGTTTCCCCATTCTTACCACGCCGACCCGAGTCTAAGCCCCCCGCTAATAAGATGCTGATGGAAAAGATGCAAAAGTTAGCAGGGATAAAAAAAGATTGATATAAAACATTATTCAGGAGTAAAATAAAATGAGTATTTTAAATAAGTTAACAGAGGGTATCGTCAATCGCGATCTCTCGAAGGACGGCGCTGCTCTCATTAATAAGTGGGAACAGACTGGTCTTCTTGAGGGTCTTGATGACTATAGCCGTAATTCCATGTCCGTTCTTCTTGAGAACCAGGCTAAAGAGCTTCTTAAGGAGACGACAACGATGGCTGCGGGTGACGTAGAAGGTTTCGCCGCCGTCGCTTTCCCGATCGTCCGTCGCGTGTTCGGTTCGCTGGTTGCACAGGAGCTTGTCTCCGTTCAGCCGATGAGCCTTCCGTCTGGGTTGATCTTCTTCCTCGACTTCACAGCACTTGCACCCGAGGTTTA